GAGGGAATCCGAAATCGCTCTTCTGGAAGTTAGACGCGATGCTCGGGCATCTTCCGATCTGGATGCTGCCTCGCTACGACCGCAAGAAACTCAGCCTCAAGAACATGGAAAACGGGAGCATCATTGATGGCGAATCGACCACTGGCGATGTTGCTCGTGGTGATCGACGGTCAGTTGTACTTCTTGACGAGTTTGCTGCCTTTGCCCCGGGAGATGACTTTCGGGCGTTGTCGTCCACGCGAGATGTGTCGCCGTGCCGGATCTTCCTCTCGACGCCGTGCGGTGCATCGAACGCTTTCGCGACGGTCGCGAAGAACTCGTCGGTCCGGCAAGTAAGGCTGCATTGGGCAGATCATCCGAAGAAGGGTCTGGGCAAGTTCCGGGACTCCAAGGGACGGTGGCGTTCGCCGTGGTATGACAAGGAAGTCACCCGTTGCTCGTCTCCTATCGAGGCTGCCCAAGAACTCGACATCGACTTTGCCGGATCTACCGGGGCGTTCTTTGACCATGAGCGGCTGGACTACATTGCCAAGCGGCACGTTCGCCCATCGATGGTCCGGGGTGACATGGAGTTCGGCGACGATCCGAAGCAGTGCAGTTTCCAGAAGAGCCCGGGCGGCAAACTCTTTCTGTGGCTTGAGCCAAATGCGGCGGGTTTGCCCCCGTCTGATCGTCGTTATGTAATCGGGATTGACATCTCGGCGGGTACGGGTGCTTCCAACTCGTGCCTTTCGGTCGTCGAAAGCAAGACCTACGAGAAGGTTGCCGAGTTCGCGGTCCCCGACATGCGTCCAGACAAACTCGCCAAGTATGCGGTGGCACTTGCCAACTGGTTCAAAGACGACAGCGGGCGTCCGGCGGTTCTGATCTGGGAAGCACACGGGCCGGGTCGAATCTTTGGCGACGTTGTCGTTGAAGTTGGACACCGCGAAATCTGGTACCGGGTTGCCGAGAATACGATTGACAGGACGCCCAGCAGGTCTATGGGGTGGATACCTACCCGAGACAGCAAGCAGGCCCTCCTCGGTCGGTACCGCAAGGCTTTGTTCAACGAAGAGTTTGTCAACCATTCTCGCGAGGCGATCGATGAGTGCCGCGAGTTTATTTACGATGCATCTGGCGGCGTTGAACATGCATTGTCGATCAACGCTCAGGACCGCAGTGGTGCTAAATCAAATCACGGCGACCGTGTGATCGCGGACGCGCTTGCTTGTCTGGCTATAGGGGGGAATCGCCACATCTCCATTCCCAAGCCATCAGCCTTGCCCGGCTCCATAGCGTGGAGACGGAAGGAAGAGTCTCGCAAGAGGCTCGCATCTAGGAACTACAGATGGACATGAACGGAAACGGTGCGTACCACAGGCTTCGGGATGCGTTCCAATACTCGCGGGACAAGATGACCCCATTTCGCCAGAGGCGGATGCAGGCTGTTCGTTCTTATGCGGGCGGCAACTACGGCGACTCCTCTGGAGAACGAGCCCACCCTGTCAACCTTCTTGAGATGGCGATCGGCATCTACCGCCGAAACCTTGCGGCAAGAAGTCCCAGTGTCGATATCCGGTCCCGCACCAAGAAGAATCGCGTCACCGCTAAGCGTGCCGAGTTGATGCTGAATCACATCCTCGAAGAGATGCGGTTCGACGAGTCGCTTTCGCGGTGCGTTCATGATGCCCTGTTCTCCGTTGGAATCATGAAAGTTGGGCTGACCTCACGGCGTGCCGCCGAGATGCAGGGCATCTATCACGATGCCGGGCTCCCGTTTGCAGACACGATCGATCTGGATGACTTTGTGTTGGACATGAGAGCCAGCACTTGGGAAACCATGCAGTTCATTGGCAACCGCTTTTCTGTTCCCAAGGAAATGGCCCTCGACTCCAAGTTGTACGACTTCGGAGACAGGAAAGTGGTTGAGTCCCGGGTGTCTCCGTACAACGAATACGGAGATGCCAAGTTGTCTACGGTTTCTCGGACAACTGACGCTCCTTACGAAAGTGCGGCAATGACACCGCTCCTTGAAATGTGGGAGATGTACTTCCCGTTTGAAGGTCGGGTGGTCACGTTCTGTTGTGACGATCAGGGTGTCCCGATGTTTGACAACCCGATTCGAGAAGTGAAGTGGCAAGGCCCTGAGTCTGGCCCGTATCACATGCTTTCCCTCAACGAGGTGCCGGGGCAGGTCATGCCGATCGCCCCGGTATCCTCGCTTGTTGATCTGAGTGACGCGATGAACCGAACCATGCGTAAGTTGGTTCGTCAGAACGACCGTGCAAAGACGGTGGGGATTGTCGCTGCGGGCGCGGAGGATGATGGCGAACGAATCATTGCTGCCAACGATGGCGACATGATCCGAAGCGATCGTCCTGAAGCCACCCGAGAATTGAAGTTTGGCGGGGCCGACCCGACCACCCTTTCGTTTGCTTTGCAGATTCGGGATCTGTTCAACTACATGGGCGGCAACCTTGACACGATTGGCGGCCTGAGTTCGGTTGCCGATACCCTTGGTCAGGAAGAATTGATCAAGGCTTCTTCGAGTCAGAAGATCCAAGACATGCAGGCTCGGGTGACGAAGTTCACGGGTGATGTTGTCAAGTCGATCGGTCTTTGGGCTTGGTACGACCCCGCCCGCACCTACGAGTTGACCGAAGACCTCGGCGGGACTGGTGTCGAGGTCGAGATCAAACTGAAGCCCAAGGATCGCAAGGAGTCGGACTTCTTTGATCTGAACATGACGATCACCCCGGGCAGCCTTCAGGAGTCAAGTGCTGCGGAGCGTGCCCAGACACTCGGCAACTTCATGAACTCGTACCTTGTTCCCGCGGGTGCCATGCTTCAGCAGCAAGGTCTTCAGTTGGATATGTCGGCGTTTGCCGCCCATATGTCGGAACTGACTGGCGTCGAAGAAATCCTTGATCTTGTTGTTCCTGCTGGCACACCTTTGGATCCGGAAGGTCTCCGTGGCGTGGCCCAGACGGAACTGTCTGACAAGCCTGCCTCTACCCGGCGGGAGTACATTCGCAAGAACGTGCCGACCGGCGGGACGCGAGAATCGCGTGACAACCAGATGATGCAAACCTTGGCTGGTTCTGGCCCTCGTCCCGGGGCTGAATCGATGAACCTTCCCATGCAGGGACCACTGGGCTAATCCATGCCGACCTACTGCTACGTCAACAAGAAGACCAAAGAAACCACTCGTATCACCATGACCATCGCAGAGATGCTGACTCGTCAGGGTGACACGGATGACATTCAGATTGACGGGGAATCGTGGACCCGAGATTACGGGTCCGAAGGAAAGACTCGTGTTTCAACCAGCAAGGGTTGGCCGATGTACTCCAACGCCCTCGGCACCCACCCCGACGAGGTCAACAGCCTTAAGGCCGAACTAGCCAAGAAGGGGTGTGGTGAGGTATCCTTCCACAAAGATGGCGGGATGATTCTTGACAACAATGCCCAGCGTCGGAAGATTCTGAAGGCTATGGGCAAAGTGGACGCAAATGGATATGACTGACCAAGAACGAAATGAAACCCCGGTAGCGTCGTTCAACCATAGAGATCCTTACGAGGAATCTCTGGTGGACGAGACTCCAGCCCCAGCCGAGACTCCTGCTCCGGAGGTTGACAACACACCTGAACCCGTGGTCGCTGAGGGGGAGCCTGCTCCCCCGCCCTCGAATCCGATCACGATGAAAGATTCCTTGGACGATTACATCGACGAGGAACTTGCCACGAGCGTCAAGGCTCTGGTTGAAAAGGTGGGCATCCTTGAGGCCGAACTCCAGAAGGAGCGGGCCAGCACCAAGGAAGCCAAGAAGGTGGTTGAGGCCACCGAAAAGTTCGACGGCATCTGGTCAGCAGAGGCGTCGAAGTATGGCGAAGTCCTTAATACGGGCGGAGCCAAGGACCGCGTCCTCAGTGCCATGAAGGCTCTGAAGGCTGGAATGAAGGCCACCGGCCAGACTGTTCCGGCGGAAGGCGACTTGTTTGCCAAAGCCGTCGCGGCTGAATACGGAAACTCGATGGTCGAGTCCCGTGAAGAAGAACTCATGAACCGGGTGTCAGAGCGTCAATCTCAATTCGTTAGCAGGGCAAACTCTGGGCAGACACGAGTGGGCGACAAGCCTGAAGATCGTGCTGCTCGTGCAGTTGCTCGGATGATGAGCGAACGCGGAATCCGGTGATTTAATAGGAGGTAGACAGCCATGTCTATCAATGCAGCAGACCTTGGTGACCTGATCACCACAACGCAGAAGGAACTCGGTGAACTCAAGTACACCGATCTTTCGACCGACCTTCAGTACCACGTCGCCCTGAGCAAGATGTTTCAGGAGTCGTCGGTTTCGTACGAGGCTGGCCCCTCGATCCAGTGGAACCTGATGACGGACAACAGCGGTGCTGCCAAGCAGACCGGCCTGTTCGCCGTTGATGATCTCAACATCGGTGACGTGATGTCGACCGCTGAGATCGGGTGGAAGCACACCACTGTCAACTACGCCATCGAGCGTCGCGAAATCGCGTTCAACCGCGATCCCCGTCGCATCGTTGACCTTGTCAAGGTTCGTCGCAACGATGCGATGATCTCGCTGACCGAGCATCTCGAAACGCAGTTCTGGGGCAAGCCCGCCAACGATGCCTCTCAGGACATGAACGGCGTCGACTACTGGATCTCGGACAACGCTGGTGCTAGTGCCGGTACTGCCGGTTCGTTTTCGTTCGGCGGCGGTGTCCCGTCCGGGTTCACCGCGGTCGCGGGAATCAACCCGACCGCCGTTCCGCGATGGCAGAACGGCCTCGGCTACTTCAAGAGTGCTGATGTCACCAGTCCGGTGACTGCTCTTGCGAGCGGGGCCGCCAACAACCACGCGATGGCCCAGCCCGGCATTCTCAAGGCCATGAAGGAAGCGTACGTCAAGTGCAACTTCAAGCCGATGCCGAACGCTTCGTACCCGTCGTACAACCCGACCCCTGAGAAGTGGGGTATCTACACCAACTACGCCACCCTCGCGGGTCTTGAAGTTCTTCAGGATCGCCTGAACGACAAGATCGTTTCGCGAGACGTGGCTACGGACGCGAACGGCACGACCACTTTCCGTGGCGTTCCGATCATGTACGTTCCCAAGTTGGACGGCAGTTCGCTCATCGACAATGGTGCTGGACCGATCTACATGATCCAGTGGGGATCGTTCCGAAGCGTCCTTCTCTCGGGCGAATACATGAAGGAAACCGGTCCGGACACCGCTCCGAACCAGCACACCGTGTTTACGACTCACGTCGATCTCACGATGAACCTTCAGTGCGTCGATCGTCGTCGCAACGCTCTTCTCCTCGGCGGCAGTTCCTGATCCATCTGACTTCAAACAAGGAGGTATGACATCATGTCTACCATTGTTACCTACAACCGAGGCGGTCAGGGGCCGAACAGCACCCTCGCCCGCGTCGCGGATCCCACTCTCGGTGCTTCTTTTTTCACCGACTTCGTTACGCTCGATGGCGTCACTGCCACCGACGCCGCCCTCTCCGCTACCGAAGCCAATGCCGTTACGATTGACGACGACGGTGTTGCTTCTGGCATCCTCGTTGGCAACGCTCAGGTTAGTGCTGCGACGATGGTTGCTGGCGAAATCGCCTTCGGCCTTCGTGCCAAGGTAAGCAGCACTCGCGCGGCGAGTGACATTGCCAGTTTCGGCTTTGCCACCAGTGCTGCGGCTAATGCCGACTTCCCGGCTCAGGCCACGAACTTCTGCATGGAACTCACTCAGGGTGCCGCCGCGGCTACTGATGTGGTGCAGTGTTCGTTCGATGACGCAACCAACGAGAAGGAAGAGGACGTGACTGTTTCAGGCGTCACGGGTCTTGCCGACTTCGACGCAACGGAGTACCACGTCTATAGCGGCGTTTGCACTCCGACTGCTTCGGGCGGGTTCCGGGTTCAGTATTTCATTGATGACATCCTCATCAAGGAATACAAGTTTTCGGCCCGGGGCGTGTGTGGCGTCATGCAGTTCGGTGCCGCGACCAACGCCAACCTCGGCGCGCTCACGGTCGATTACCTGTACCTGACCGTCCCCGCGTCCTGATCTCGTTAGCCACTCCGGGTTCTCGGTCCCCCTTCGGGGGGACCGGGCACCCGTTTTCATAGGGGGGTCGGTATGGCTCTGCCGCAGTACACGATTACGTTTCACAAGGGTGAGACGTATGTTTTGTCCATCACATACAAAGACAGCACTGGCTGCGCGGTGGATCTCAGCAGTGGGTACACGGCCCAGATCGATGGTCGTGCGTCTTCAGCCCTGAAGTGGAGGGCGAGTACGGAGGTTCACAGCCCGGTGGTTGGCACCATCGTTTTGTCAAAGGGTTCTCCGAACATCAAGGTGACACTGGCGGATACATACACTGCCTCTCTTGATCTTGGTTCCGGGGATTGGGATCTCCGTCTTGAGAACTCGACTCCTACCCCCGACACCTCTGAGTATTTGCTTGGCGGAACATACACGATCTCAGATCCCGTAACCCCGGATGTCACGACATGAGCCAGAACCTTGCAGTGATCAAAGAGATCGAACACCGTGTCATCGAGGTTATTTCTCCCGGACCACAGGGGCCTGCGGGTTCTGCAAGTTCTGGGGTTTCAAAAATCATTGCTGGAACGAACGTCTCGATCAGTCCTACTGGCGGGACTGGCGATGTCACCATCAACTCGGCTTCGAGCGGCAGCGGTACGGTGACCAGCGTCACGGGCGGGACCGCTCTGACGGTTGTCGGGACTAATCCCACAGTCTCCCCGACTATCAATCACGACAACTTTGGTACGGCACAGACGACCACTTTGATCCAGTCCGTTCAGACGAATGCCCAAGGGCATGTCATTGCAATGTCTGGTGCCAATGACGCTGCCGCGTTCCGTGGCAACATCGGTTTGAAGTCTACTGCGGTTACAGACATGGGAACCGCTGCCAACAACGTGGTTCAGTTGGACGGCTCGCAGCGTCTTCCTGCGGTCAATGGCTCGCAGTTGACCAACCTTACCGCTTCTGAAATCACTTCCGGCACACTTGCGATTGCGCGTGGAGGAACAGGATCCGCAACCGCTCCAATGATTGGTGTCGTAACAGCGGCAGACGCTGCGGCTGCTCGAACTGTCCTCGCCCTTGGCACGGTGGCGACGACGGCTTCGACCGCATACGCAACTGCGGCCCAAGGCGGCAAGGCTGACTCGGCGTTGCAGGATGTTGTTAGCGATACCTCTCCGCAACTCGGGGGCAACCTCGATGTTCAATCAAGCACGCTTACAACCTCGACGACAAACGGTAACATCGTCATTGATCCGCCCGGCACTGGTTTCTTGCAAGTAGAAGGAACGACGAACCCCGGCAAGATTCGGCTGATGTGCGAGCAGGGTAGCCACGGCGTCGGTCTGGTCAGCCCGGCACACACCGTACAAGCAGACTACGACCTTACGCTTCCGACTGCGACAGGTGCAGCGAA